GGGCACTCTTTGCAATTCTGTCCTTGTGGGTCTTGAACGTCAGCGTCAGGACGCTCGCCATTGCTCGACCAGCAGTCGGGAATAGATGTTTCATCGGGGTTGTACTCTTGTCCATAGTAGGCCTTCTGCACAGTCTTGGAGCCATTAACAATGACGACATCCATGTGTGGGTCTGTGTTCTTAGCAATCTCTTTGCCGCCATCTACGAGACGGAAGACACGCCCGCGCAGTGTGATGCGTTTGATGCTACCGCCAGAGGAGGCAAAAGATTTAGTGAAGTCGTCCAACTCGACGTTTTGCAAGTGGGCGGGGAGGTCAGCGCGAAATGTTGTAATGTTGCTCATGGTTTTCTCTCAGGTTGATGATTTGCGGCGTACTGTTACCGCATAACGACTATCGACATTCAGACCAGCGGGATACTCGTCCGGATGTTGCTCTAAAAAATCTTTCATGTTGCCGTTGTGGATGCGCTTTTCAAGCAATCCAAAGGCTTCATGTTTAGAAATCATTTGGTAGACCGCTTCCCAGTTAGATGGGTTGTAGCGTTTACGAACGGTACGGATAATCGTAGCGTTGTCTGTAGAAATGCTGGTTGCATTTGTGCTGTTCATGACGTCAAGCATCTGGTTCTCAATTTCAGTCATAGCCTCATTGAGTACTGCGTCATCAGCTTCGTAGACCATCTTAAGCTGCTCTCGTTCCGTTCGTAAAAGAATATACGAGGCGGACAGTTTATCCATGGATTGGTTTTCCATATTTTCTCCTTAATGAACTTGTATTGTATGGGCTGTTCTAGACTTTGTCAAGTCTCTACCAACTCTTTTTTATATAAATCTACAACTTTTTCGTGGTTTGAAATGTTGCCTTGCAGCATTGCATACAAACGTTTCTCAACAGGACTACCCTCAATGTGCACAACAGTCATCGCGTTACGTTGCCCGGGTCGGTTAATGCGAGCATTAGCTTGTAGGTACGTCTCGGTGGACGTAACAGGAGCATACCAAATGATGGTATCGGCAGCGGTTAGGGTAACCCCGTGGGCGGCAGCTTGTGGCTGAATTATTAACACTTTTATATTCTGCTTTTCTTGAAAGTCTTTGAACACAGCAGTGCGTTTGTGTACTGGTACGTCGCCATGTATCACATCACATGCGATGCCATTCTTACCAAGGTAGTCTTTGAGCAGCTCGATGGTGTGGCGAAATGGAACAAACACCAACACCTTATGGCTAGACTCGTCAATAACTTCTTGTACAACTCGTAGCCTATCGGATACATCAAACTCTATGGTTGCACCGCTGTCTGAATACACAGCGCCACAAGAAATCTGTAGCAGCTTGTTCATCTTAGCGGCAGCATTGACCGTACTAATCTCCTCGCCCGCCATTTCAAGGAGCATCTGGTTCTTCAGCTCCTTGTAGTACTTCTTCTGTGAAGGAGTAAGCGGGGCAAGTCGGTTTACGTACGTTACCTCTGGCAAGTCTAGACACTGCGCCCTTTCGTAACGAATAGCGGGCTGCAACATCTCAAACACCTGCTTCTCTGCGTCTGGGCGTGGCTCCCAACGGAACATCCCAAACTTCTGCATGACTGCCTCGCGGAAGTCACCAAAGAAACGTGGCGCACGGTCAGGTACACACAGTCTGCCAAGCCCGTAAGCATCAACAGGAGATTGCGCGGCTGGTGTGCCAGTAAGCATCCACATCCAAGTGTCAGGCTTGACAAACTTGTTCATCAGCTTCCAACGCTTAGTCTGCACGTTCTTATAGGCGTTCGCCTCATCAATCACAATGAGATCAAACCCGCCATGGTTCAGCATGTGATCTGAGATGGTGGCTATGCCGTCGTAGTTGATGATAATAAACTCAGCGGGGCCACTGATAATCTTCGCCCGCTTTGTAGCATCGCCATAAGCCACGTCAACTGAACGGTGCACTGCGAACTTAAACAGATCAGCTTGCCACGCAGACTGCATGATTGACAGTGGGCAGACAACAAGTATGCGCTTGATGAGGCCTAAAGTTAGCAGATAGTCAGCCGCCCATATCACTGATGCAGTCTTGCCCGTGCCTTGCTCGTTAAAGCAGAAGGCGCGACGATGTAGTGACAAAAACGATGCCGTATCTCGCTGGTGGTCAAATGGTTCGAAGCCCATAGGCCGAGGCCATTTATAGTCACGCTGTATTGGCGATGGCACATCTTTAATACGCATGTGCGTTAGCTTCTCAGCGTTAGTCCAATCCCATGGCACTGCCACTTCGTACCGCTCTTCGCCAAGATCATTCACAATAGAGCTTGTGGGTATAGTCTCGGTGATACGAGCGGGAAAGCGGGTTCTGACCACTAGGGTGCGGTCTTGCAGTACTTGCATATTATTTCATTGAGCCATCTGGGTTTCGTTTGAAGGATCGGTTCTTACTAGGTGATTGAATCTTCACCCCGTCTTTATTTGATCCGCCTTTGCTTAGAGCCTTGACGTGTGCAACATCTTTACCTTCTCGCTTATCGGCCTCACCGTTGTTGTTTTTATCTACTCCGGTTTTGTCAATCTTGCGACGGGCACGTTGACGTTCCATGCGCTCGTCAAGCTCTCCTCTAGTCTGTTGTTGGTCATATTCTTTTTTGTATGGGCGGGGTTTGTTCACGTACGGCATTTGAGCCTCCTGTTTTTAAAAGAGCATCATAGTATTTTTTAGGAAATGGGTCTTTCTTATCTAGCAGCTTTCTTAACCATTCAGCCCCGCCAAGATGGTTAAGAATAATCCACTGTCTGTCTGACATACGTACCTGCCTGCCTATCAAAGGCTCGGGTGGTTTAGGTCTTGGCACTTTGGTGCATCCTCGTGGTTGTCGGGGTTAAACTTTGGGACTCGGTTGCCCTTGTCCTTCGGGTTCGGAAATGGGGGGAAGGGCCATGTCATTTGGGTTACTTTCGAATTCATTTGCGGACGATTCCAAAAACAGGATGTATGGTGTCTCTTTACGCAGTGCGTAATACTCAATCTGCCCTTTGGCGGAGTTAATCATCTTACCCGCAAGGTTTGCAAGCTCCGCAGCATCGGTGTGTTTGACACTGCCGTCTCGCAGACCCATAAATACTGATGCAAGTTGGATGCGTAGTTCTTCAACGTTTTTCATTTTCTAACCTCTCGTTTGATTTGGATAATAAGTCTTTGTGTTTCAATTAAACTTTTGGATTGCATACGTGCAGGCAACCCAAGGTTTTTTCGGATTATCAACTTGATGTAGTTGGTATCTAGATTGCGAATTTTTGTTCGCGCTGTTATTCGGTCTTGTGCCCGCCGTGCTTGTTGATAAGCGCGTAACCTTTCCCGCACTTCAGGCTTTTGATGATTCCGTCTTTGTCGTTCACTAATCTCCTCTCTATGTAATTGACTGTACTCACGGCACTTGGCACGAAGCTCGTCTATTTTTAGTTGATATCGGTTGCGTTTGTACACAAGCTCTTTATCACGACGGCGAAGCTTTATTGCCTTGACTTTGTCAGGGTTGGCTTTACGCCACGCCGTATTCCACGCAACAAACTTAAGTCGCAATTCTTCTTTCTGCTCGGGTGTCATGTTAAGTTTGCGTTGCTCTCGCAATTCTTTTTCACGAGCACGAGCTTTCTCTAAGTTAGCTTGACGTGCTACCCTGCCAGCTTCTGTGTGGCATGGTTTGCACTGAGACTTGTGACCCCACCGCTCAACTCCCTTATACGCATACTTACGTCGAGTGAATTCTGTTAAGAGCTTCTCTTGTTTACAGCATGTGCAGACTTTAGCAGTCTCCAAGATCATTGCTTCCTCCGTGCCTGCTTTTGTGCAAGTAGCTTAATAAGCTCCTCTTCCTCTTTCTCATTTACGGGCAAGCTGTTCTCCCATAGAGTGCCACTTGCAACCATGTTCTTTAGGTCAGCAATCATTTCGTTCAGTTCTTCTTGAGTGCCTTCAAAATCATCGAAGCATCCGGGCGCAAACTCAATCTTTGTCGGCTTTATGTCTTTGGTCATACGTCCCCCAGTTCACGAAAGATGTCGTCTGTTATGTTCCGCACACGCATTAGCACAGATATGGGGTCTGCGTTGTGACGGAACTCTTCAGTAATCTGCATCCGTATCTCGGCGAGCGCAACGTACATTTCTTGCCCTTTGAGGGCATATAGTAATTTGCGCTCGTCGTCTGGATAGCTAAACTCCAGAACGGCTTTCATCGGCTAGGCGAGGCGTACTCGTTCTTCTCGATGGCTCGGGCCAAGTACCACTGGGCTTTCTTCAAGTCCTCTAGTCCTTGGTTCGTACCCTTCCTGCCCGCCCTGCTGATGTACTTCACCGCGTTACCAAGGTGATAGCCCAAACGCTTAGCCTCGATGTAATCAATTGTCTCGATGCCACCCTCTGTGTAGTGAGCAGGGTTGTTAACTGGGTCAGATGGCTTCTCAAACATTTCAATTTTGTCCAGCAATGGATGAGCGTGGCGGTCGGCTCCCTGCATCAACCGCTTTGACATCAACTCCTTCAGTCTTGTAGACGTTACGTTCGTAACTGAATCTTCGTAGACTGGAATGTCAGGATTCAGTTGCTCCATCATGCTCTTGTTTGAAGTACCTACTAGGGTAACAATCTTAGGTTTCTTCACTACGGGGTGGCGCAATTTGTGTTGCACGTTGTACACGCTCTGTATTGACACAGCTAATTGGTCAGCTATGTATCTAGCAGTTGCGTTGGGGTTTGCTGCAATGAATGAACGAATTTTTGCAGCTTTGGTTTTCTTCCT